TAAACCACCCTTAGCGTGTTAAACTAAAAAGGACAAATATATGGGCCGCCAATGGAACACGATTATTGAGAGTTTAGGACCGCTTTCTGGCGGAACTGGCTTATCGATTAACGCCAACCTAACAGAGTTAGAGGCGTTGGTCACAACCCTCCAAGCTGACGTTGCCGATGGTGTGCGCATCCCCAACGCCACAACTGGCGGAACTGGATCGACTGACTTCACCTCCACCAGCTACGGCACGATTGCAACGGCAAGCACTGGTAGGCTGGGATGCACGATCTTCAATTCTGGCCCAGGCAACCTCCACGTTCTATTAGGCACAGGAACAGCAAGCACATCGGTCTTTAGCGTTAGGCTAAGTGCTGGAGACTACTACGAAGTCCCATTCAACTACACTGGCTTGATTGGTGGTATCTTTGCCACGGCTGGAACTGCTGAAGTTACGCAGTTGAGCTAGGAGTAGGCGATGCCTCTTTATCGCTCAGCCTTTAGCGTTTTCATTCCGACTGCCGATGCTGATGCGGCATCATATATTTCAAGGGTTGGAATCACAGATTTGCAAGGGCAGATAGACATTCATAATTTTGTAAAAGAACTAAAAAATGTAGGTGTGTATTCTCTGCTCACCTCAATCTATTTATGCCGCTCTCGCCACAATAAGGGAAGCGGGACAACTTTATTTGATCTAAAAAATGCCTACGATCTTACCGCCGTTGGTTCGCCTACTTGGTCTGATCTTGGCACTTTTTACGCTAGTGCTGGGAGCGATTACCACGGCTCTGCTTCAATCACGCAAGCCGTCGCTGCGACTATTCTGCAAGTTGGTTGCTGTGCAAGGACAAGGCTGGCTGCCACAGATAATCAAGCCGTAATGACTTATGAGAATCCAGGCATTGCTGATACGATTTATTTTAAAGTAATTTACAATTCTTCATCCTCGCAATACTACAACTTTTATACAAGAAATTCTGTTGCCTATTTTCCAACAGCAGGAAGCACGACCAATAGAAATTCGGCATATCAAACAATACAAGCCTCAATGGGCGAAACTGCACATAGGCAGATAACCAATGGTCAGTTAGTTACCGCAACACTTGCCACATCAAAAAACGCAACTGGTACGCAAACATTTAAGCTTGGATCATCTGCGGCATTTCAAGGATATGTAGGTTACGCAAATTTTGGCACTCAAGAGCTAACCCTAACGCAGTTATCCGATTTAGAAATGTGCTACAACAACTACATCATGACAGGGCTAATGCGCTAATGCCCCTCCTGCTCCTCACCCTCTTGCTCTGCTCCTGCTCGCCCAAGCCAGCGGACAGCAATGTGCTACCCCGCTACTCGGACATGGGTGCTGCGGAAGATGCTGGAGCAGTAAGTTCTGGTAATGTCAAATGAAGCTCATCGCCATGTGGCTGACCAATTTGAGTTTGCGTTTCTTAATGACGGGGCGGGAATACGCTTGTTTCAAGGAGGCGTTAAAGTTTGCCGTGGAGAACAACAACATGGTCAAGGAGACGAAGTACATTGGCAAGGTAAAGCATCTCCTCTCTGTCAACAGAAGCATCAAGCGGATAGTCGAGGAAGGCCGAGATCGGGAAGAGGTGACGGATGCAGTTGTCCATCTTGCGGTTGCACTCAGATATTTGGAGGGTAGGGGTCGTGAGTCTTGATGAGGTTTCGGATCTTAGGGATAGGGTTGCCAACGTATCAGAGCGTTTGGCGCGGATGGAAGAACGTCAGATGACCCTTTACTCTATGATCGAAAGGTCACTTGCTTTTCACGGGGATGTTGCTAATAGGTTAGGTGCGCTGGAAACCTTAAAGACGAAGGTTCTGGCTGTAGCTGGAGTCGTTGGGCTGGCCTGCTCAATGGCTTGGGATGTCCTCAAAAACCGCTTTAATTGATAGGGAGATAAAATGGCAACACTTGGAACACAGAACATTTCGACTAGTTACCCTCAATTATTGAAGGTGTCTGGCAATACTCCCTTTACAAGCACTTTGCTGGCAATCGCTACTGGCGATGAATCATCTGTTTCCGCACTGCAAATCTCTACCCTTGGAGTTAGCTCTAGTGGCACGCTCAACTCGGCTGGTGCTACCACCCTAGCATCCAGCCTAGCCGTCACAGGCGCAGCCACCTTTAGCTCAAGCCTAGGCGTTACTGGCGCAGCTACCCTATCATCTAGCTTGGGCGTAACTGGCGTTGCCACATTCAGCACAAGCATCAATGTATCCAGCGGAACGGCCACAATTGGTACTCTTTCCGTAGGTACTGCCACCATCTCCACGGCAACCATCCCACTCCAGCTTGGGGCGATTACATTTGGTTCCAGCATCACAGCGTCAACAGGAACAGCTACGATTGGCACTGAAATTGTAAGTACATCCACAATTGGAACGCTTAATGTTAGTGGAATTGCAACAGTTGGAAGTCTTGAGATTGGTGGTTCGGCTGGGCCTACAATTACAAAAGTGTCCTACGGAACCGCAGCATTTACTCTTTCTACAGTTCAACCACATAACTTGGCAGATACAACCACAGGTACATTTGCCTTAACAGGTGCTGCTCTTGGGGATATAGTTATTGGCTCAATTGATTCTCTTGGATCAACAACTGGAACAGCGCAGATTATGACCAATTTTTATCCAATCTCCTCAAATGTTGTTAGGTATGCTGTGATTGGCAAGGGATCAACCGCTGGCACAGTTCCAGCAGGAACAATCTTTGCAACCGCAATGAGGTTTACAGCTTAATTTATGGCAACAATTCTAAATCGTACTCAAACATTTGCCACTAATGGCACTGTCACTGCTGCTGGCCTGCATAACCTTATTGACGATACGGCAATCTACGCTGGGTTAATTACGACCCAGACCGAATTAACAACAGTAGGAACCGCCGATCAGCTTCTGATTGCTATCGCAAATCTTTCCGATACATCTGACCCTAGGCGTGTAACAGTTCAGAATCTATTTGACGATGCTCTTACTGGCGGGACATATACAAACGCAAACATTGCCCAGCAACTTACCTACGGCACAGCTACTGGCAATCGCACAGTCAGCACCAGCGCGACTATCACAACTGGAACAATTCCTAACCTTACCTCAAGCACTGCCAATATCACGCTTGGAACGATTCCTACGCTTACCGCTGGAACGACTACATCTACTGCTGCCAATATCACCAATGGGACAGTCCAGACGCTAACGGCGAGTACCGCCACAATTAGCGTTGGAACGTATAGCGGTCTTATCAATAGTTCTACTGGAACATTCTCTGGAGCGATTAACAGCACGCTTGGTACGATTGCCACGCTTAACAGCACTACTGGAACGATTGGTAATTTATCCACAACACTTGCAGGTGATTTTACAATAAGCCAGGGAACAGGAACGCTTGGCACTACTGGCGTGACTGCTGGCACTTATGGGACAAGCACCGCAGTTCCAAGAATAGTTGTTGATTCAAAAGGCAGAATTTCGTCCGTGTCAACAGCAGCAATTTCATCTAGAAAAGTTTTGCAAGTTACAAGATCAACGACTACATCTGTTATTACTTGTGGAACTGCAATACCATGGGATGACACAATACCTCAATCAAGTGAAGGCAATGAAGTTCTAACAATAGCTATCACTCCAATTTCTGCCACCTCAATAATTTATTTGAAATTTGATGCCAGCGGTTCGTCCAATGGGGCTGTAGCCAATAGTGCAACTATTGCTTTTTTCAAGGACTCAGATACCAATGCCATTTACGCCACACAAGTTCCATTTTGGACTGCAAGCGGCTATGGGGCAAAATTTAATGGATCTTATAGTGAACTATCATCAAGCACAACATTGAGAACGTATAAAGTTAGGATTGGAATAAATAACGCTAACAGTATATTTATTAACGGAAATGCTTCAGGCGTTAGACAATATGGCGGGGTAAGTATTGCTCAACTTGAGGCGTGGGAGATTGAGCCGTGATTTTTAATAATAATATTAGCAACGAGTTAAAGTGGGAGTGTGTAAGGGGATTTAGGAATAGACTACTTTCTGAGTCTGATTGGACTCAATTACCAGATTCTCCATTAGAAAAAAATTTATGGGCAAATTATCGAACTGAATTAAGAAATATCCCACAAAACTTTGCAACTCCAGAAGATGTGATATGGCCGTCAAGGCCATAATCAATAATGACCCTAACTGAAATCGCTCAATACGCTGGTGAGAAAATTGGCAAGACCGATGCCGACACGCTTACCTTCTTGCAGAAGGCTGCAAGCTTGGCTTACCGCCGAGTATGGGACTTTGCCCCTTGGCGCGAGACTGTCACTAACTCCACTTATTCAGTTGGAACGAACAGGCAGATCACGCTAGGCACGAATGTCGAGACTCCTCTCTCGGTTGCCTACAATGACGCCGAAGTTGACCCAATTGATCTGGCTACGATCATCAGCCAAGACCCAGGCTTGCTTGACGATGCGCGTACTGGCGATCCAGATACCTATCATTTTACTGGCAGAAACAGCAGTGGCGTTGCAGAGCTAAACCTTTACCCAAGGCTTGCCACATCTGGAACAATTCCATTGCGTGTTGTTGAAAAACTGAAGTGTCTTACTAGGACAAACTACATCGTTGACTTTCCTCCATCTAGTTCAGCCTTAAATGACGAACTGCGCCTACCTCACGTTCATCACTTAGTTCTAGCCCTAACCCATTCTGATGCCCTAGAGCGCGAACGGCAGTATGCTAAGGCGCAAGCCATCACGCAGACTGCTAACTCTGATCTTGCAGCTATGGCTAACTACGAGTTGAGCCAAGTTGGCGGGATCAAACAGATCACTCCGCAAAGTTTGGGCGAGCTAACCATAGAAGAAATGTTCTCAGCTTAAAGGGAGGCAGTCATGCCTTACTACGACAACAACCTAGACGATCTCTTGGCGTTTGATGGCATTAGGAGCTTTGTAGGCGGTCAAGCCAGCGGTCTGCAATCTGACTTACTAGCCGAGAACCAAGTACAGCAGTTGTACAATATGACCCTTTCCCCAAAGGGAAGTCTTGAAACTCGCGTTGGTACAACAAACTTTTGCACTACGGCTACCAGCGCGGTTGGTTCTGTGGGTGGTATGCGCTACTACGAGACAGCCGCCAACGAGCAATTACTGACAGTAACCAATGGAAGATTCTTTAGTATTGATTCAAATGGAACTTCCACCATACATCCGATTGATGCTACTTGGCTCCAATCGACAAACACATGGGACTCTTATACTACCCAGAAATGGTCTAATGGTTATTCGGTCAATGATGAGACTGAGGTATCGATGGCTCAGTTTAACGACAAGATGTTTCTAGCTGATGCAGATGGAGATCTTCATTTTTGGGATGGCAACATAATCACAAGACAGGGCGGCAAGGTTCGCGCTGTAACAATCACAACCGCAGGAAGCGGATACACAAGCGCAACTGCAATTGCTTCTGGACCTAATTGGGGCGGCACAGTCCCAACCTTTATTACAACAGTTGCTGGTGGAGCAGTAACAGGCGTGACTGTTGTTGATGGTGGATCTGGTTATTCTGGCAATCCAACAATAACAATTGTAGGTAATGGATCTGGCGCAACTGCTACAGCTACTGCCAGCCCACCTCCACAAGCTTTAAGAATTTTAATCAATACGGAGAATAGGCTATTTGGAGTTGGGTCTGGATCTAACCGAAATACGCTTTACGCCTCGGACATATTAGATCCCTCCGTATGGGATGCTGCCAACAGCATTGTTGTCAACGGCGATGATGGTGATGAGATAACTGCAATCGTTCCTTACTACAAGAATAGGATCATCGTATTCAAGAAGCGCAGGGTATTCCAAGTGGACGTACCAAGCGATGCAGTCACAGCAGCCGATTGGGTTGTTTCGATCATATCCAACAATACAGGGTGCGTTGCTACTGGCACTGCGGTTCAAGTAAGTAGCGACATATTGTTCCTATCGGACAATGGCATTAGGTCGCTGGTGCGGTCAGTAGCGGATGATTTTAGCTCAGTTGGAATACCCATTTCCGAGATAGTGAAAGACGTTATCCAAAGCATCAACACGCAGGCTATCGCGGTATCTACTGCGATGTATTACGATAATAGATACTTCTTGTCTATTCCTACTGAGGCCAATGATACCAACGACACTTTGCTGGTGTACAACACCGCGCTGGGCGTGTTTGAGGGAACTTGGAGTCTCAAGGCAATGCAGTTTACTTTGACCAATTTCAACGCCGAGGGTTCTAGGTTGATGTTGAAAAACACAACTGGACTGATTAGTAAGTATGCTGGGTTTAAGAGTCCCGCTGGAACGACTTCTTCTGATTACGTTGATTCAGGAACAGCCTATGAGTCATTCGTAAGGACTAAAGACTTTAATTTTAATGATCCTTTCTCGCTCAAATACGGAAGCCATTTTGAGGTTATATTTGACAACTCATTCTCAAATGATGCCAACATCTTTATTCAGCGTGATGTTGACGTTGGTGATGTCAGCGTTGTTCCCAACATAAACATTGCAAGCTCGACCCTAGTATTGCCATTCACTCTCCCAGCCGTCCTGCCTTCCTCGGTAAAGAAACGCATTGCTAACGACCTTCGTAAGTACGAGAAGTGGCGTTTGCTTAACATCAAGATTTCTAGTTCAGCAAACAAGATGGCTATCCGCCAGATTGTGGCAGCGGCCAACCCAGACACCATTGAGGTACAAAAGACCATATGACCGCGCTGGAATATATAGAGGAGAGTGGCGTGCCAGAGTCGATGTGGCCTAACTTGGGGGCTTGGTACGGCTGGTTTGAGAGGCAGGGCATGGTTGGAATTGTGCGCGATAAGGATGGCATAGCTGGGGTAGCTTTGGCTAGGTGCATAAAGGATGGGCAAGAGCCTAATCATTATGTGCATAGCGAAGATGGAGAGAATGTCTTTGTGGACTTGACGATCTCCTCAAAGGGTGCTAAATCCTTACGATGCTTGCTGTTGCTCCTTTGGGAGCGTTTCGGTCCCCGCAAGCGGATCACCTTTAATCGTTCTGGTAAACCAAGGAGTTACGACTATATGACATTTATGCGAAAGGCTAGGGTTTAACACCGTGGGTGGATCACCTTCTATTCCCGCACCGCCCCCTCCGCCCGATCCAGCAGCGGTAGCGCAGGCTAATTCAGAGGCGTACAAGAAGAATATTGAGACTTATATTGAAAAGGCTCCAGCTATGGCAGAGCTAGAAAACAAACTTCGCATTCAATATCTACCAGCCCAGCGTGGCCTAGAACGTCAGTTATCAGCCCTAGACCAGCAAGCGGGTGTGCAGTCTGGGATGCAGTTAGAACGTCAATACGGACCACAGCGCACCCTAGAATCGCTTCGTAGGCAGTATGAGACTAGCCCACAGGCGTATGCCTTGAATCGCGGGCTAGGCGATCAGATGACTCGCCAGTTCGAGCGTTTGTATGGTGCTTCACCCTATAGCTCAGTCGAACAGAATGTGGCAATGAATCGCCAGCCAGGACCAGTTGACTTTTACGGCACGATTGGCACGAACATTGGTAGTCCAAATTTAACAGTTGGTACTAAATAATATGGCAGATTTTAGAGGAAATATACCATCGCTTCAATATTACGTTGAAGATGGTCAAGTAAAATCAAGGCCAATTACTACCTATGTGCAAACAAATAGCAATGCGCCTGGGGCTTTAACAACGCAAAAAGATGCCGATTTGGCCAGCATAAAGAAAACAGAAGAAAACAGTTATAGGGATGCAATGTTCCAATTGCAGGAACAAAAGATTTCAAATCTTCAGAGTAGTTACGAGAAGCGGTTGGCCGACGTGACAGGCCAAGAAAACACCCGCAACTCTCTTGCTTCCCAAATCCAAGCGTTAACTGCTGGAGGTATGGGAATGCAGAATCCAAATGCTGGTCCAGAGTTTAACCAAGCCTTAACCCAACTTTCCGCTGGCCGTAACTACGGATCATCCGACCTTGGCACAATGCTAAACTTCCAAGTATCCGACAAGAACATCATTGATGACTACAATAACTCAAAGCTATCCCGCCTCAACAGCGTAATCGAGCGCGGCAACACTCAGATTGCTGGGATTACCGAAAGGCTCAACACGGCCAACAAGCTTCTTGCCGATCTTCCCGCTGGTGATGCTAGGCGTACTTCTTCAGAGGTATTCATCAAGCAACTCAACGATGACTTAAAGAGCGTGACCAGCGCGGTTACTGACGCGCAGGGTATGCAAAAGAATTTCACGCCTATTACGACAGATAGCCCAGAGGCGTTGAAGGAAATCACATCCTTCCGCACCTTCGCACAGCTACCCGAAGAGCGTGCTTCCCAGCAGCTTTTCCAAATTGATCCAGATTCATACCGCACTGCGGTTGGCTTGGGTCAGCAGTATCGCCAGATGGCAACTGAGCCAATTGGTGCAACAACCACGCCAGAGACTGAGCAAATCCGCAAGACCATCGAGGATGAGGCTCTCAATCAGCTTCGCCTTGGTTCTACCATTGGTGCGGAAGAACGGCGTGGCTACGAGCAATCTATCCGAGCCGCACAGACTGCCCGTGGCAACGTCTTTGGCCTTGGACCAGCAGTACAAGAAGCCTCACAGATCGGTGCTGCTGGCGAAGCCCGCAAGCTGGCACGCTACGGAGCAGCGCAAAACTTCCTTGGATCTGGCTTGTCGAGTGGTGATGCGCTCAAAGCCGATATAGCGTTCCGTGACGCATTGCGTCAAAACAGGCTGGGTGCAGCCGCTAACTTCATTGGTGGCGGACCCTCTATTGCCAACCTCGCAGGCGCACGCACAGCACAGCAGCAGGGCGCAATGCAGAGCTACATCCAAGCCAATCAGGCATTGCCTGGTGGGTTTAACCAACAGCCATCTACGGCTGCTAACTTCTATCAAGCGGTTGACCAGCAGATTCCCGTTCAGCTTACCAATGCGTTTAACCAGCTTTATCGCTCGCAGGCTGATTACGGAGCAAGCACCTACGGCGCGCAGGTTGGTGCGATTTCTAGGCAGGAAACTGGATCGCAAGCATTTGGAAATGTTGCTTCTGGTCTTGGGAATTTATTTAGCTTTAGCAAGTCGTTTTAACAAACTATAATTGGAGCAATAATATGGCAATGTTTAATCTAAATCTTGACGGGCAAAAAGAAGTCGCAAAGCCAATGCGGTCTTATGTTGATATTGACGAAAACGGAAGACCCAAAGCACGCATTTATGCCGATGAATATGATTTGGTAAAATCCAACCCAGACTTTCAGCCATACATTGCTGGGGCTGGAAGAAATATGCAAACAGCGCAAGATGACTTTGCCGATGAAATGAATAAGGCAAGGCTTGATGATGTTGAGGCTCGAATCAAGAAGAAGAGATCAGAAACAATTAGGGCGGAAACAGAAGCAAGAGAAGTTGCTGGAACTGGGAATGAATACCCAAACATAGATATTTTAGGAAGAATGCTTGGAAGTCAAACATTCAGTCAAAGAGCTACATCCCGTCAAGAAGAACTCAAGAAACTACTTGAAGAACGGTCTGGATACATGGGTACTCCAGAAATTTCTGCTCCTATGGATGCTGTAGGATCTGAGCCGATGCAAGAGCAAGCTCCCGCAACTCAGAATGAATATATAAACTTGAGATCTCCGAATGGAAGTGTTCAGAGAATAAAGAAAAGCGCATGGAGTGGTCAGTCAAAAACTAAGCCTGGGAAGAAAGTTTCTGAAGTATATTTAGATTCGGGATATTCAATCGTCCCTTAACTCAATGGCTCAGGTTGCAGATCCCGAGGGGTTGCTTGAGCCTATCGAGCAACAAGCGCAAGAACAGCAAGATCCAGAGGGTCTTCTTGAGTCACCAACTCAAGCACCACAACAAGCACCACAACAAGCGGTGCAAGATCCAGAAGGATTGCTTGAGTCGGTAGAGGAAAAGCCATCAAGAATAGGTGCTGTTGGAAGAGCAGTTGCTGAAGAATTTATACCAACCACCGTTGCTGGACTTACAGCTAGAGGTTTAGGCACACTACCAGTGCCAGCAGTTCCAAAGTTTCTACTAGGAGCAACAGGCGCAATTCTTTCTTATGGCGCGGCTGGAAGGTTGCAAGAACAAGCCGCAAGGAAGATTGCTGGGGATAAGGCAGTAGAAGAGTTTAAGGCACAAAGACAACGTGATATAGCTGAATATCCAGTATCTACTTTTGCCGCATCAGCCTTAACGCCAACTGCTGGTGCAATTATTGGCGTGGGTAAAAAAGGATTGGCGGCAGCAGGGCAAGCTGTTCGTGGGGCTTTTACAAGGGCCGAGGCTGTAGCACCAAAGGTTGAGGAAGCTGTTGCTCCTAAAGTTGCTGGAGAGATTGCCGAACAATTGCCAGTACAGCAAGAATTGCCATTGGGTGGAGTTGCGAAAACAAGCGAAGATATTGCCAAGGAAAGAGCGCAATTGATAGCAAATGTAGAGGCACAAGCTGAACCAGGGCAGAAGATAAGTAAGTTTGCGGAAAGATTGATAGCTTCCGAACGCACGCCAGATGACATTGCCAAGGCAATTGCTGATAATAGGGCTTTGTATAATACTTTCTCGCCAACAGGTATTGCGAAAAATTTACAAAAACTTTCACCTCAACAAATAAATTTATTTGCTCAATCAGATGATTTAGTCGGCAAGGTTGCAAAGCAAATAAATATGAACCAATCGTTTGATCTCAGCGATATACCAGCAGCTAAAGCTCAATTCCTTGAGGTTAGAAAAGGATATACAAATGCTGCTCAATTGATGAATGTAGCCAAGCTTGCCGTTACTAATCCATTTCAATATGCATTTACTTTAGAAAGAACGCTTGAAGATGCCGCAAGGAGGTATGCGACAAAAGGCGAAAAGGCAATGCAAGCCGCCGATGCCGTGAAGCAACTTACTCCAGAGTTAGAGAAGCGGGCTATAACTTTATTCAAAAATAAACAGGTTGCAGAAACAGCGATGCGCGAAGCCTATGAAAATGCAAGAACCGATTTCTCCAAGAAAGCAGATAAGCTTGCGAAAGAACTAGAAGATAAGGCTTTGTTTGCAAGCGGAGAACTGGCTGAATTTGAGGCAGATTTATTGGCAAAAGAATTGGGAATGCAAATACCAGATTATATAAGAGGCAATCTCTTAACAACGCTATCCCAAGGCGCAAATATATTGGGGAATACTGTAAATATGCCAGCTCGTGCTGCGACTAGGCAGGTGGCATCGTTGTTGGATCAAATTGAAAGAAATATAATAAGGCCAGTTGCCACAAGAATACCTGGTGTAAAAGGCGTTGCTGAAAAATATCTGGCAGAAGGCAAGCAATTTATGTCTCCAATCGGGCGCGGATCAATAGAGAGGTCAATTGAAGTTGCCAAAGGTGGAGGCAGAGGCCTGAAGGAGGGATTAGTGGGGCTGGTAAAGGGCGTATCCCCAGAGCGTCTTTTAGCTGGAGAAAACATACGAGGATTTAGACCTATTAGGTCTTTGAAGCGAGCCTTTACTGGCAAGGGATTGGCCGAGCCTATTGCCGAGGGTCTGGAAGGAACTGTTGCAAAGGCGATGGATCGGGTAAGGCTTCTGGCAGAAGGTACGCTTGGGCTTAGTCCAGAGGTTAGTTTTAGGCTTCTTCAACTTGGAGATGCTCCTCCGCTAAGAATGGCTCAAACTAGACTGCTAACCGAGGCTAGGCAATTAGAGGGGTTGAAGGGTAAGGCATTGCAAAGGGCAGTAAGATACCCAACGCAGGAAGAGTTGGATAGGGTTGCGTCCGAAACCCTTGAAGCCGTATATCAGCAGGACACAAAGCTATCAAGAGGCATACAGTATTTGACAGAACTAGCACCGAGGTTTTTGGGCAAAACACCGCTTATAGGCAAGCCACTAGCAGGCGCAGCTAGAATAGCTACAACTGCTGTCCTGCCATTTCAAAAAACGCCAACAAACGTAATAGACGAAATCCTCCAGTACGCAATTCCAGAATACTCTTTTATACGAGGGCTTGCCGAACAAGGACAACGCAATTTTAGGCAAGCAAAACTACAATTTGCAAAGTCTATTGTTGGGTACGCAATGGGAAATGTTGCCGATATTTTATCCAGAGCTGGCGTTATAACAGACGAAATGCCAAAATCAGATAAGGCGCGGGATGTTCAATTCCAAGCTGCTCCATCCAAAATGATAAACATTGATGGAGTAAAAAGGTTTTTGCAAACTGGATCTAGGCAAGAGATGGAACCTGGAGATTCATTGAGATCTCTTGAAAGACTTGGCGTTGTTGGTGCAATTATGTCAACTCGCAACGCAGCCAATCAAGCAACTCAGGGTGGAACCGAATCGCTGGGCGAAGCATGGGGCGCAACACTTCCAGAAACTCTTAAATTTGGATTTAATCAAAGCTTCCTAAGAAACATGAATAGTTTGCTCGGAACAATTTCTAGGGGCGAAGCAAAAGACATGGACGCTTGGCTTGCAAATTACTACGGGGCGTTGTCAGCGGCAGTATTGCCAAATCAGTTAACATCAGTTTCTAGGTATATGAGCGAAAATATGCCAGACAAGATTCAAGTTAAAGACATAGAAGGTGGCGATTTTGGAACAAAGTCTTACAACATATTCAAGGAAGTGGTCAAGAGAAAGTGGCCTGGGAGTGCTGAAGATTTGCCATCAAAAATAAACGTATGGGGAGAGCCAGTTCCACAAACACCAGAAGGCGTTGATCCATTTATCTATAATTTCATAGATCCAACAAGGCCAAGAAAAATAACTTACGATGATGTGGCTCTTGCTGTTTATAATTTGTATAAGAAAACTGGGAAAACCGAAGGTATCCCGCAAATTCCAGACCGAGATTTACAGGTGCTTAAAAGAAGGACTGGTCAGAAGGCAAGATTTAGACTTGACCCGTTGCTTTACGAGGAATACGCAGGCGCGGTTGGCAAGGCAAACAGGCAAGTTGCGGAACAACTTTTAGGTGATAAAAGATTTAGAAGGCTTGATCCAGAAGAACAAGTCAAAACGCTGTCTAATGCTTACAATAAAGCAAGCAAGACAGCTAGAGAAAACTTTATCAGAAGGAACCAAAGAAGTATAGAGTTTGGACAGGAGTTGTAATATGGCAAAATTCAATGTAAACCCAAGTAAAGATGTTCTCACACCCCAAATGCGAGAATCAATGAATAGGATTTTAGAAGGAGGAAATATGGAAAAAGATATGACTAATCGTTCTATTGCTGAAGATTTAACCAATAGGCAATATGTCCCAGTTCCAGAGGATATTCGCGGAGAGTCTTCTCGTCTATTGCTTGAGCCTGCTGGTGCTGGCGAAGTCGGCACTACAGTAGGTGGCGCGCCAAATACAAGGGCAATGATGGATGCAGATTTGCGACAACAAATAGAGGGCAAGTTTAATGGGGGTGCTGGCGGTATGCCAGCCAGCGCAATGCCATACCAAGGGCCAGCCACATCAAGACCAGTGCAGCCTCGCGGAACTAGAGCAGGGACTGGGAATGCGCTGAATAATTGGGTTGCCAATAATACCATTAACTGGGAGGCAAGAAGGGATAAGCAAGGCAATTTAGCTGTATACGATATTCCATCTGGAGACTACGGAGGCACAAGAGAAGTGGCTGGAATTACGGATAAGTACCATCCAGAAGCGTTTAAGCGTATATCTGCATTACCTCCAGCACAAAGAGAGAAGGCGAGCGCAGACTATGTGCTTGAATATACTGCTCCAATTGCAAATCTTGTACCAGAACCATTGAA